TCCATCGTTTCATAAGTATGTATCAACCATATATTGAAACAGTAAATTATATTCAGGGATTGGATATTAAGGATAAAAAACAAATATATGAAATCTATAAGGAGTTATTACCTAAAAAAAGTATATTTGCTAAATACATTAAAAATCAAACAGAAAATACTTCTACCAGCTTAGCAGAACATATTTCATTATATTATCAGGTATCCTTAAGGGAAGCTACTAATTACATTAATATCTTACCAACAGAAGTGATAAAGGAAATATTAGAGGAATTAGGAGTTGAGGAAAAAGAAATTAAAAAATTAACTAAAGTTGGCAAAGAAAAACAAAATACCAAATGAAATAAAGCATATTGTTGAGTATCAAGCCCCTGAAATTGATTGGCGATATCAAAAGTTAATTTCATACTCTCAATTCTCTATTTATAAGACCTGCTCTTGGAGATGGCATCTTCAATATAGAGAAAAGCATAAAGTATTCACTGATAACATTCATAATATTTTTGGAACTGCCATACATGAAGCAATCCAACATTATTTAACTGTAATGTATAAAGTGAGTACAGCAGCTGCTGATAGAGAGGATATTGTAGGTATGTTTGAAAACCGTTATAGAGAATTATACAAAGAAAAGTATAAGAAAAATAACAACAAACATTTATCGACAGCCCAAGAAATGAGAGAGTTTTATGAGGATGGAGTTGATATTTTAGAATATTTTAAGAAAAATAAAACCAAATACTTTTCAAAACGTGGTTACCATCTTGTAGGCTGTGAGGTTCCTATCCATATTGTCCCTAACCAAGATTTAGATCATGTTATATACCAGGGACATCTTGATGTAGTTTTATATCATGAACCAACTCAAACTCATGAAATTATTGATATTAAAACTAGTACTAGGGGATGGTCTGATTATGAAAAGAAAGATGAACTAAAACCATCTCAAGTAGTTTTATATAAAAAATATTACTCCCAACAATATAAAGTTCCTGAAGATAAGATAAGTGTTGTATATTTTATTCTAAAAAGAAAAATACCTTCTGAATCAAAATATACTATAAGTCGGATTCAAGAATTTAAACCTTCATCAGGTAAAATTAAAATGGGAAAAGTATCACAATCATTTAATTCTTTTATAGAAGAGTGTTTTGGTAAAGAAATTGCCCCACAACCTAATCCCTCAGCCTCAAATTGTAGATTTTGCCCTTTTTCAAAGGATACTAAGCTTTGCGGAAAGGGGGCATATATATAATAAACAGTGTTATGAGTCAAAAAGAAAATAAAAAATTAACAAGTGTTTATATTGATAAACAAATTTTAGAAGATTTTAAATTAGAAAGCGGAAAAAGAAAATTTAGTATACAAAAGCTTGTAGAACGGACTATGAGTTTATATATTAATGATGATGAGTTTCGTAAAACAGTTCAAAAACATAAATTATGAGAAAAGGTTATTTACCAAAAGATGAAAGAAAGAAAATCCTTCTACTTACCGATGATTTAAGACTGCATAGTGGGTGCGCACACATTGCCCGAGAAATGGTTATCAATACTTGTCATCGGTATAATTGGGTACAACTAGCAGGAGCCATTAAACATCCTGATGCAGGTAAGAGAATGGATTTAAGTCAAGACACTAGTAATAAAACTGGAGTAGAAGATGCTAGTGTCATTATTTACCCAACAGATGGCTACGGTAATCCAATTTTACTCCGCCAGATTATCGAATTAGAAAACCCAGATGCAATCTTTTTAATTACTGATCCTAGATACTTTACTTGGGTATTTGAAATGGAAAATGAACTTAGAAAGAAATTACCAATAGCATATTTGAATATTTGGGATGATTTTCCTGCGCCCCAATACAATGAGGAATTTTATGAGTCATGTGATGCTTTATTTGGTATCTCTAAACAAACTGCTCTTATTAATCAAATTGTATTAGGTAATAAAGCAGATAATAAAATTATTAAATATGTTCCTCATGGTCTTGACCCTGAAACATTTTACCCCATTAAAAATGATGATATTGAGTTAAAATCATTCAATCAACAGCTATTTAATGGTAAGTCATATGATTTTGTTTTATTATTTAATTCAAGGAATGTTAGACGAAAAAATATTTCTGATACAATTTTAGCTTGGAAAGTATTCACTGATGGTTTACCTCGTGAAAAAGCTGAAAAATGTGTTTTAGTACTTCATACTAACCCAGTAGATGAAAACGGAACAGATCTACCTGCTGTTATTGAGTATTTTTGTGAAGAGGGAAGGAATAATGTTCTAATCTCAGCTCAACGTTTAGATTCTAAATATATGAATTATCTGTATAATATTGCAGATGGTACAGTTTTATTATCAACTAATGAAGGTTGGGGATTATCATTGACTGAATCGCTACTAACAGGTACTCCATTTATTGCTAATGTGACTGGAGGAATGCAAGATCAAATGAGATTTATTGATAATAAAGGAAACTGGTTTACTCCATCTGCTGAAATACCTTCCAATCATAGAGGCACTTTTAAAAAACATGGTAATTGGGCTCTACCAGTATTTCCTTCTAATTTATCTTTAGTTGGCTCTGTACCTACTCCTTATATATTTGATGATAGATGCTCATTTGAAGACGCAGCTCTACAAATTGAAAAATTATATAAAATGAGTAAAGAACAAAGACAACAAATAGGAGAGGAAGGCAGACAATGGGCTTTAGGTCAAGAAGCGGGATTCACCTCTGAGATAATGTCTCAAAGAATTATTGAGGGGATGGATGAACTATTTGAAAAATGGCAACCTAGAGAATCATATGAATTTTTATCAGTAAATGACTTTCAACCACGTAAACTAAAACATAATCTTATATATTAATAAACCATGAACAAACCGTTATTTGTAGTAAGTTGTCCTATAGATTGCTATAGTGGATATTCATCACGCAGTCGCGATTTAGTTAAAGCCTTAATTGAATTAGACAAGTATGAAGTTAAAATATTGCCTCAACGTTGGGGAAATACACCCTGGAACTTCATTAAAGAAAATTTTGAAGAATGGGGATTTTTAGAATCTTATATTCTAAAACAACCACAATTGCCTCGTCAACCTGAATATTGGGCTCAAATAACAGTTCCAAATGAATTCCAAAAAATAGGTAAATACAACATAGGAATCACTGCAGGAATTGAAACTACTGCGTGTGCTGGGCCTTGGATTGAAGGATGCAATAGAATGGATTTAGTAATTGTAAGTTCTAAACATTCAAAAGATGTATTTGAGAATACAGCTTATAATATGTTAAATGAGCAAAAACAAGTGGTAGGCCAACTAAAATGCACCACCCCAATAAAGGTATTGTTTGAGGGAGCTGATACTGGAATATACCGTATACTTGAGGAATCTCAAATGGTACCATCATCTATATATCAAGACATTAATAAAATTCCTGAAAAATTTGCTTACCTATTTGTAGGACATTGGTTACAAGGTGATATGGGAGAGGATCGCAAAAATGTAGGATTATTAATTAAGGCGTTTTATGAAATATTTAAAAATAAGCCCAACCCTCCCGCATTAATTTTAAAAACTAGTATAGCAGGAACCTCATATATCAATAGAAGAGAAATTATGAGGAGAATTAATTCTATTAAAAAAACAATTATAGCTGATACTTTACCTAATATTTATGTTTTTAGTGGAGATGTATCTGATGAAGAAATGAATGTGTTGTATAACCATCCTAAAGTTAAAGCTATGATTAGTTTAACTAAAGGTGAAGGATTTGGCCGTCCATTATTAGAATTTACATTAACAGGCAAACCTGTTATTGCTCCAGGATGGTCAGGCCAAATTGATTTCCTAAATCCTGTATTTAGTACTTTAATTGGAGGTGAATTAAAAGATATTCATCCTTCAGCAGTAGTTAAAGATATGTTAATTGAGAACTCAAAATGGTTTACTCCAGATCTAACTCAAGTAGCTCACCATTTATATAATTGTTATGCTAATTATAAAGAGTATAAAAAAGGAGCTAAATCACAACAATACAGATCTAAAGAAAATTTTTCATGGAATGCTATGAAGAACGAATTAGAATCTATCCTTAATGAGATTCCTCAATTAGAGGCAGTCCAACCAATGCAACTACAATTACCTAAACTAAAAAAGGTAGGTGAACAAAATCAAGAACTTCCTAAATTACAACTCCCAAAACTTAAAAAATTATGACAGTAAATGAATTTAAAATGTGGTTTCAAGGATTTACTGAGGCCCTTGAACTAGATTTAGCCAGCGGGTATGATTCATCTGATTTAGAAGACATATTTGAGGCAATTATTAAAAAATTAGACACAGTAGTACCTGATGTTGCTCCTAATCAGTTTCCATTAGGGGTAGGTGTACCACCTTCAACTCCTAATCAGTTTCCAATCCCGAAAGAGTTTCCAAGTTCACCTTCAATGCCTGGGTATATGCCTAATATCTATTTTACAAATAATTATGATAGATTAGCTCCATGGCCTAATAGTAATTCAACAATTGAAGACAGAGGAATATCAAAATAATAAAAAGAAAAAATAATGGATAATTTAGAAATTTGCCCTTGCGGAAAAAGTAATGCTTGTTACACTCAACAAGTAAATGAGAGTATTAAAAATAGAATGTGTTATGGTTGTGGATTTTTAAGTAACAGCCTAATGAAAGATGGTGAAGCATTTTTTGAAGAACAATATGATGTCTTACCTGAACTATATAAAGATTTAATTTGGGAAGATGAAGGAGGATATAAATGGATGCCTGCTACAATAAATATTGTTGAGAAAGGTATTATATTTGCTTCAGGTAATGATAAGGAAAATTGGAGATGGGGAGCAGCCAAGGCTATTGAAATACCAGAAGAAGAAAAACCTAAATATCCTAATCCTACAAACCCAGGCACTTTCTATAGTCATAGAACTGATATGAAAACTTTAAAACATTTTGAACAAAGTGATTATATTGGTGCCTTAACTTATTTAGGAATTTTACCTGAAGATGAAGAATAATTTGGCTCCCACAATTTAGATTATTATATTTATGAATATGATTCATCACGAAGATAAAATCTATAAGATAATAAGGACCATGCCTAAGCATAATGAATATGGAAGAGGAAAAGAATATATTAAGTTATGGCATGATTACCTTGGAGTAGATAAAACATTACAGAACGCTACTCACTATCTTTTTTGTAATGAAATCCCAGATGCAGAGATTATTGAAGATGATTTGATTGAAACTGTAGAAGAAAATGCCGAAAGTTAATATTAATTTTAGATATGATCATGAATGTGAGGATGAATGCCCACATTGTGGAACAATGGATACCTATATTGATAAAAATTATAATGTTAGATGTTCTGATTGTAACCAAATTTTAGAATTTACTTCTGTTAAACAACAACCTACATATAAAATTAAAAAATTCAAGGATGAAAAATAATCTTACATATGCCATTACAGTCTGTAATGAGGAAGTTGAGTTACAAAAGCTGATATCATTCCTCCTTGACAAGAAAAGACCTGAAGATCCTATTGTTGTATTGTATGATAAAAAGAA